GACGTTCCCGTGACGCTGGTAACACCACCACCACCACCCGTGGCGGCAATAGTGATTGCGCCGCTTCCATTGGTGATGGAAATGCCAGAACCAGCCGTCAAAGTGGATTTTGACAAGGTGTTGCCGGTGGTGTTGCCGATCAGCAATTCACCATTCGTGTATGAAGTTTGGCCGGTACCGCCGTTTGCCGTGGAGAGCGTACCACCAACGGTCACCGCACCTGTTGAGGCAGTGCTTGGCGTGAGGCCAGTTGAGGCGAAAGAAATTGAACTGACGTTGGTTGTGGCGGCGTTACTGGCAAGCAACCTAACCACATTGCCGCCGTCCTTGTAGTACAGCTTGCCGTCCACAATGTTGAGGGCCAACTCGCCATAGGCCAGATTTACCGCCGATGGTGTTGCGGTCGCAGTTGTGCTGTAGTAAAGCTGGATCGGTGTAAAATTAGCTTGAGCCATGATTTTTTCCTTTATTTGACAACCCAAATTGCAGCGAAGATCGTTCCGGCCATACTGACAATCATGATCCCAGCCGTTTTAATCATGATCGCCTCTATGCGCTTGAGCCGAGCATTGATCTGCTCGTATCGAAGGGCACAGACTTCTTCGTGTGTGGTCAGTCGAGCTTCTGTTGCATCAATCGTAGACATTTTAATTTTCCCTTTAACTGCTCAGTGATTCATCACATTGGGAAGAAAAACAAAAAATTGCCGGTTGAGGTGACAACGGGAACCCCAGCTTGGAAATACCATCCCAGCGAACCGTTGTTGATTGAGTTGGCCCCCGCGTACCAAGTATCCACCAGACTGTACGCACGCACCCCGGTAACTGCCAAATAATCGACGTTGGGGTCTGTGCCGCCTGTCAGGATCAATGTGCCGGGGCTAGATGCAGATGTGCCCTGTACCGTCAGAACCCGAGTTGCTGCCCCTGTGGCCGTCCATTGCGTTACACGCTGCGTTGTCGTGCCAAGCGTGATGTTCGTTGCACCCGTTGCGCTGTATGTGTTGGTGATGTTGGCAAAGGTGTTGTTGCCTGTGATGGTCAGCGCACCTGCACCGCCTTGGTCAATAGTGATGCCTGAGTAGGAGATACTGCCGCCAGTAAATTGTTTGGCAGATGCAGATGTCAGGCTGATTGTTCCTGTGCCTGTGACGTTTGTGCTTGCGGGGGTGCCCCCGTTCCACACCGTCCCCGAACTTCCAAGCGTCCAAGTTGCTGAACCGACGGCAATTGTTTTACTTGTGCTTGCGTTCCCAAGAACAGCGGCATTTGTTAGTGACAGGTTATAACTTACCGCATCAAATGTGCCTTGTATGATTTGAAAATTGCTTGATGTTGAAGAAGTAAAAGCGTCTGCCAAAGCAACAGAGCCGCCCGGAGTGTTAATCGTAAAACCTTGCGTAAACGTCTTGCCAGCACTTGTAATTGTCTGACTGCCTCGCCCTGCAAAGGTCATCACACCCGTACCCGTCAAGGTAGTGCCTGTACCGTTGATCCAGTTGCCGTAGATCGTTGGTGTATTCGTACTCGTTGCCAGCGTCATTGTGTTGCTGGTACGGGCAGACATATCAATCGTGCCGATGTTGTAGGCGGCATCAACAGTGACTGTCCCGCCAGAAGCAGGGAAAACACTTGGAGAAACAATAAATACAACGGTGTCTTGAGCGAGAGGAAAATTGTCGTTAGAGCCTGCCCCGCCTGCCGTCAAAGACCATGAGTTTGATCCAGCGTAAGACGTAGAAGTGCCAAATCTGTACGCCGTCTTAGCCGCAGGAAACGTAATCCCGCTGTTGCCTTTGCAGTCGCCTAGCCTTGTGCCGCTGACAGGAGCCGCTGCACCAGCGATGGTGATGTCGCGGAAGTCAATGTCGGTGAGTGATGCGACGGCGGCGCAGGTCAGTGTGCGTGTTGTGCCAATGGTGTCTGACCGCACGAACGTCCTCATCGTGGCGTTGGTGCCTGCGGAAAGCGTCAGCGTTCCGGTAATGGTTTGGTCGTTGCTAAATATTAAATTGGTAACCCCGGCGCTAGTCCGGCCCGCCATTGTCAAATTATTAAATGTGTTTGCGCCTGCAATTACAGGATTTGACGCTGATGTACTTGTGATGCTGACGTTGTAAAAAGTTTGCCCTCCACAACTCAGCGTTGGGCTAGTGAAAGAACAAGCAATACTGGATGTGCCTGCGGTAAAGGTTAGGTTTATGCTGGTCGCAAAACCAATTGGCGTTGAACCGGAAAGCGTGATCGTAGAACTTCCAAGACTAATTGTTCTTGTGTTACTGTTATTGGACGTTAAGGTGTCAGCAGTGACGTTAAAGTTTCCTGTGTCAAAAGAGCCATTATTGACAGTCAAACTTGCAGCGCCAATATTCAACGCGCTGCCAAGTGTCCAGCCGCAGCCAACCCCATTAACCGTAATTGCAGAAGCTAACGTCACACCGTTGGTCGTCAGCGTCCTGCCTGTGCTGGAGCCAGACAGCGTAATGTCACCCGTGTAAGTCCGTGTAATACCCGTAGCAGGCAACGTCACATTCCCGTGAATGCCAACAATTGCAGTCGATCCAGCCAGCGTCAGGTTGCCCGTCAAAGGGCCAGCAATGGTCAGTGCCTTTGTTCTGATGCCGCCTGTGACGGCGTTTACTGTGGCTGTGTAGGCCGTAGCGTTGGACAGTGAGTCAAACACCACATCGTCATGGCTGCGGGGCACAGAGGCTCCAGAGCCCCCACCAGAAGACGTAGACCAGCGGGCCGTGTCGCTCCAGTTGCCTGTGCCGCCAACCCAGTACCGGGTGCTGTCAGCAGGCTTGGCAGTCAAGTACAAAGGAGCAGTAACACCAGTGGCTGTGCTGTTGGCTCCAGCGTAAAACTCGCCGGGGCTTGTTGCGCTGACTGTGGTTGTGCCAAGAGCCAAGTAATCCACGCCTGACACCGCTGCACCAGCTATGGTTAGGACGCCAGTGCCAGTAACCGTGACCACGTTACCTGCTGTGCCTGTAACCGTCCAAGCGCCGACTGTTGTTGTGCCAAGTGCAATGGTATGGGCCACAGTCTTTGTGGAGGCTAGTTCGGTAAATTGGTTGTTGCCGCTGATGGTGGTGGTGGATGTGCCTGTTGTGCCGCCAATGGTCAGCTTGTTATAGCTAACGCCACCGCCGTTAAATGTCCTTGCAGAAGCACTTGTGTCAGACAAAACAATGTTGGCTGTACCTTTAAAAAAGATGGGGGTTGTGTCTATTTGCCACACCAGCCCAGTGCCACTAAGAGTCCAAGTTCCAGACCCCATCTTTAAAATCACACGCGCTGATGAAGCCGCCGTGATTGAACCGGTGGTCACGTTATACGTCACAGCATCAAACGTGCCGCTGGTCAGGGTCAGGGTTCGTGCGGAGTTAATCGTCAGAGCGTCAGCAAGTTGGACAGTGCCAGTCGCGGAGTCAATGGTAATGTTGACAAACGAACTAAGAGCAACACCATTGCTTGTTATGGTTTGTGTTCCTCTGCCCGAGAAAACATAAGCACCAGTAGATGACCCTCCAACCGTAACACCAGTTCCCAGTGTCAAATCTTTGTAAAAGACAGGAGATGCCGCTGATCCAGTTATAGAAAGTGTCATTGCGCTGGTTCGCGCAGACGCATTAAGAGTCCCAATGTTCCAACTGGCTGTCGAAGTAATCGTACCAACGCTGCCTGCGTTATCAAAGACAGCCGTGTCTTGAGCCAATGGAAACTGATTGATGTCAGGCGTACCCCCAGACGATGGACACCAAGCTGTAGCACTCCAGTTCTGAGCGCCAGCCAAGTTCCAGTACACCGTCTTGGGCGCAGGGAACGTGATGCCAGCGTTGCCACCGCAATCTCCTGCGCGTGTAGGAGAAGAGCCAGCAGCAGCACCAAGGATGTCAATATCACGGAAGTCGCAGTCATCTGCAACCAGAGTGCCAACAGTTAAATCACGCTGAGTGCCAATGGTGTCAGAGCGCAGGAAGATACGGCGTACTGCGGTGGCTCCGGCAACGGTAAGGGTTCCTGTGATGATTTGGTTGGCAGCAAATATAACTTGACGCAACCCCGCAGCGCTCGGCGCTGTAATGGTCAAGTTATTAAATGTGTTTGCACCATTGATGGTGTGTGTGCCTGAACTTGTTTCTGTGAAATTGATGTTGTAAAACGTCAAGCCGCCAGTCGTAATTGTGACACTTCCAAGATACGACAAATTAAACGTAGACGTTCCGGAGTTAAACGTCAAGTTTGTGATTGTAGATATGCTAATTGGAGTAGCCGCGTTGCTCATTGTGAACGTACTTGACCCAAGATTGATCGTTCGTACGTTACTGTTGCTGGATGATAGGACTGTGGCAGTGACGTTGTAGTTCTTGGTGTCAAACGTGCCGTTGGTGACGGTGAGGGTTTGTGTGCCAATGTTCAGCGCATCAGCAAGCTCAACTGTGCCACCGTAGGAGTCAATGGTGATACCACCACTAAATGTCTTGCCTGCGCTGGTGATGGTTTGGGTGTTGCGGCCTGAAAACGTAACTACCTGCGCTCCAGAATATGTAACTCCAGAGCCAGTGACCAAGTTTCCATAAAGCACGTTACCCGAACTAATGGAAATGGTCGCAGCGTTTGTCCGTGTGGACATATTCAACGTGCCAATAAAAGGCAGCGTCGCGTTCAGCGTAACCGTAGCAGACGTATTTAACCCAGTGTTCTCAATGACAGCCGTATCCTGCGCCAATGGGAAGTTATCGTCGCTTGTCGACCCCCCAGAACTTGCTGCCCAGTTAGTCGCAGACCAAGTTCCACCAGCAGCAGAACTCCAATACACCGTCTTTGGTGTAGATGCAGTGATCCCCCTGATGCCACGCAGATCGCCAATCCTTGTGCCGCTGATCGGTGCAGCAGTGCCAATGACGTAAATGTCACGGAAATCAGCATCAGTCAGGCTTGGTGCGCTGTTGATGGTAAGTGTCTGGGCAAGGCCGTAGGTTGCTCCACGGAACCAAACACGGCGGTTGCCTGCTGTGCCTGTGGTGGACAGAGTGCCGTTGATTGTTTGGCGGGAATCGAAAATAAATTGCATCACACCAGCAGAGGCCGGGGCGGCAACACTTAAGTTGTTGAGTGTGTTTATGCCGTTGATTGCAAGCGTTCCTGCCGTTGTTGATGTGAACGACACATTGTAAAAAGTAACGCCCGCAGCACTTGCGCTTCCACCCGTCAGGTTGGCGTTTGCGCCAGAAACAATAATTGTGGATGTGCCAGCATTAAAAGTTAAGTTGGTATTTGTTTGAAGGTTGACGGCGGTTGCTGCTGTGCTAAACGTCAGCGTACTACTACCTAAATTAATCGTGCGCGTGTTGCTATTGTTTGATATTAGTTGCGTTGCGGTGACGTTGAAGTTGTTGGTGGTGAATGTGCCTTGAGTGATGGTAAGCGCTCCACTGAGAGCTAGTGCATCTTGAAGCGTCCAAGTAGCAGTGCCTCCGTTGACTCCAATATTCAAAGAGCCAAGTGTTTTTCCTGCTGTTGTGATTGACCAAGAAGCACTTGAAGCCATTGTGTTAATGGCTCCGGTGTGCGTCCAAGTCATGCCGGAAACCAGCGTCAGATTTCCAAAAAACTGAATTGCTGACGTTCCTGCAAGCGTCCCAGTAAATCCGGTAAAGTTTAAACTGCGACAGTTCGCCGTTGCCGTAACAGTGCAAGTCACTGCACCCGACGCGGCATCAAAGAACACATCGTCAGCAGACGTAGGCACACTCTGACCACCAGCGCCGCCAGAGGTCAAGGCCCACTTACTGCCAGCAGTGCCGTCCCAGTTTGCTGTACCGCCGACCCAGTAGCGATCTGCCATGCTTACTCCTGCGGAGTTTCAACAGGCGGGGCAGTGACGATAGCAATCCAGTTGTCCACACGCTGCTGCTTCATCGCCTCAATCTCAGCATCCGTAAAGGTGTGATCATCAGGCAAATGCAAGGCATCGCGGAACATACCGTGGGGGGTTTGAAATTCAAAGTCGATTTTCATGATCAAGCCTGAGTGGTTACAGCGATCACATCCCAACGAGTGTTTGCAGCGTTGTAGATGCAACCGACATACGTCATTTTCCCCGCCGTGGTGGTGGTTGGCAAGGTCACACCGATAACGGTATAAGTGCCATTCCAAGACAAGGTCTGTGCGACCCCGTTGTCAAGAATCCTGAAGATCAGCTTGTTTCCATCTACGGGCGTCCCCGTTGGCGCGTTGATGGTCAAAGTAGCAGCCTGGGCCGTGACCGCGTACTGATCAAAAGAACTGATGTCAGGAGTGATCGAGGCGGTTGATGTGGTGCTGGACACCCGAGGATCAAAACGCTTGTTTGTAAACGTAGCAATCCCGTTGATGGTCGCAAAGCCGCCCGTTGAGTTGGCATTGTTGCCAAGGGCCGTAACAACACCAGTGCCAGTGGTTGTGGAAGTAATGGCAGATCCGGAGCCGCCACCAAGAAGCAAGGCGCTGGCGGCCAGGGCTCCTGATTGAGTGACCAAACCACCAGTGGTGTTGATGTTGCTTCCAAGAGCCGTCACCACTCCGGTGCCGGTCGTTGTCGTCGCCGGGGCCGCTCCTGCACCACCGCCCAACACAATCGAATTTGCAGCCAAGGCAGCGGAGCTTGCCAACGTTCCAGTCGCGGAGTAATACAGGACTCCACCGGACGTTCCAGAGGTCAGGCCTGTCCCGCCGTTTGCTACCGCCACAACACCAGTTACGTTGGCCGCATTCCCAGAAATGTCTCCACTGACCGCACTTCCAGAAATCGCAATGTTCGTGTTGGTGACGCCAGTGATTTGACCCTGAGCATTGACGGCAAACACCGGGACAGCAGACGCAGAGCCGTAAGTGTTGGCGACCACCGATGTGTTTGTGATCGAAAACTGCGTCCCGGTAAGCGTAAGACCAGTCCCTGCGGTGTACGTTCCTGCGCCAGAGAACTGCTGCCAAATGATGGCATCCGTGCCAATGGTGGTTACGGACTGAGTTTGCACCCACCCTGTACCAGCATAAAGAGTGCCGTTCGTGATGAACGTAAAGTCACCGCTTGCGATTTCAATTGCGGTGTCAAAATCGGTAGCCCTTGTCAGAACCGTCCCACCCGTAGCCCAGGTGTAGATACCGTTGTTGGCCTGAGTCGCCTCGTTTTTGACCAACACTCGGTCGCCGTTCTGAAGCGTGTACCCGTCCAGCGTGGTCAGCGCCACCGACAGAGTCAGGGTCGCCCCGACACCAGCGGTGCCGTTGTTGTAGGTCACCGTCCCGCCGGTCAGAGAGGCCAGAGTGTTTGGAGTTGCTGCTGCGCATGATGCGTGAACATGCAGACCCTCTGCCACCGAGTCAACGTACTGCTTGGTTGCCAGTTGTAGGGCAGATGTGGGGTCTTGAGTGACCGCAACCGATGTCAGCCCACCCAGGGTCAACGAGCTTGCGCCCAGGCTGATTGCTGTCGTTCCAATGGTCAGAGATGAGTTCGTCAGCGCACCATTCGGGATGTTGGTCAGCGTGTTGGTTGCTCCACTGATCGACTTGTTGGTCAACGTCTGCGTACCAGTGAGAGTGGCGACCGTTGAGTCAATCGCAATTGTGACGGCAGAAGATCCATTAAAGCTACCACCAGACAGGCCAGTGCCAATGGTCAGTGCATTCGTCAAAGCTGCCGTCACCGTAATCGACCCACCAAGGGAAACAGGTGACCCGTTGATGGTAATTGAGCTGTTGGTCAACCCAGCATTGGGGATCGTTGCCACCGCGGTGACCGCGGCCGTGCCGTTGCCGACCAAATATCCGGTCAGCGTATTTGCTCCAGTACCGCCGCTTGAGACGTTAAGCGTTCCACCAAGGGTGATGGCCCCAGTCGTTGCAGAAGACGGAGTCAACCCCGTAGAGCCGGCACTGAATGTCGTCACGCCTACGGCTTGAGAAAACTGCCTCCACTGACCCGCCGCATAACCGTCAAAAGTCTGCGAGGTGCTGTTGAACCGGAACTGTCCTTGGGCTCCAATCGGCTCCTGCGCAGCCGTGCCAACTGGGATGATCATACCGGCAGTGCCTGGAATGATCGGATCAGAAACCATTGAGATGGTCGGATTGCCACCCTGGCCATTTCCGTTGGCCACACTGATCTGATTTGCAGTGCCGGCGATCAACACGCCGCCTGCGGTAGCCCCGTTCTGAAAAGCCAAAAGACCCGTCCCACCGACCTGGGCGATGGCCGAAATCAGGCCGTCCAAGGCCACCGTAGGGTTGCCAGATACGCCAGATCCGTTGGCGATGCTCAAGCCAGTGCCAGAAACCGCGATAGAGCGATTTGTGACCGCCGACGCACCCGTCTTCACAATCACGCCGTTGGAGGCCGCCTCGAGGCTTCCAGAGGCCCCGTTGAGGGTCACCTGAAGGGTCGACTGCGCACCGCCGTCCACAAGACCAATACCAGTGCCGCCGGCAAGCGCCCGGCTGTTGTTGAGCGTAGGCTCCTGATTGACCGTCAGGAAGGTCTGGGTCTGAACCGGAGACCCGGCCAAAGCAGCCGTAGTCGTGCGCAGGGTCTGCCCGTTCTGCACGATTGGGACTGACTCAGTGCCTGTAATTGGGCCAGCCGCAGGCAGTTGGGTGATGGTAATGTTTGGCATATCAGGGCTGGATCTCCAAACCGTCAAGGTTGCCGTTGTTTTCCGGCGTGTCGATATTTTGCTCAGGAGACAAAACCGCGCCGCCGTAAGGCTCACCAGCACTCAAATTGTTGGGGTCAAGCGCAACCGAAACGTCCGGCCTTGGAAACCGAATCGTTATCCTTTCGGTTTTGCGAGCAGGCAGCCGATAGGGGTCAAACTGATCCGCACACCCTTCATTACAAACCTGTAATCCTGGGAAGTTTGGATCTGATCGCATCACTGCATGCGGGCGCTTCATCTTGCACCGGTCGCATACTGCGATTGCGATGTCAGAGTAGCCGAGGGTGTCGAGGAAGATCGGCATCGATCACCTCGTGTAGACGCTGATGTTCGGCGCGAAGTAGATCGGCGACTTGTCGCGCTCTTCGGACTCTGCCAGACCAAGGTACTTGTCTGCCTGACCCTCAAGGTACTGGATGCGGGCTGCATCAACAGCAGGAAGCTCCAGGCTCATCCGGTGAGCCAGCATGAAGACGACCGCCTCAAACCACCGCTGAGGCACTTCCAGCTCGCCGTATAGGTCGCCAACGTCCATGATCTGGCGCGAGTACCAGACCGTCATCTGCACGAACGGATCAGACGGCACCGGCCACAGGTAGATCTCCGACTGCGGGATCGTCCGGTTGAACCAATACTGGAAGGGCTGGTTGGCCGTGAAGTTCTTGTTCGGCAGGTTGGTGTAGTCGTCCCGGTTCAGACGGGCCATCGTGATTTCGGTCGAGTTGTTGCCGAAATAAAGCTCACGAAGCACCAAAGTGTTGCCACCGGTCTCTCGGATGCGGTAATACTGCACCGTCTGACCGGCCTCGATGTCGTACCAAAGCCACTCGTTGTTGACCCAGGCAGTCACCCCAGGCGCAAGCAGAGTGCTCCAGGTGATCCCGTCGGCAGAATACTCGAAAACCGCGTTGAACGAGCCAGAAACGCCCGGCAAAACGCCGATGGAGCCCACATACACGGGGTTGCTGGTGCCGTAATCGACAGAAATGTTGCCGTTGGCCGATGTCTGGGTACAGGACGTGTCGATGTTGTTGTCAAAGGCGTTCCCAACAATGCCGCCGGCACTTGAGGCATACCCTCCGGTGCTGTTCGGGGTCGGCCGGTTCATGCGCCGATACAGGGCCTGGAGAACGTCATTGCCGCCCAGGGGCAGCTTGTAGACGTAGTTGTTGGCCTGGAGTCCGTAGACCTTCTTGTCGATGGCCCAATACTGGATTCCGATGTTGATCAGGTTCGACAGCAGGAAATACAGCGACTCCCTGGCGCTCAGAAGCTGCTCGGAGGTCAACTCCTCTGCCAATTTCCCGCACCGACGCGCCCCGTGATCGATCAGGGTCTGGACTTGGATGACAGTTGTTCCGACGGTTCCCGAGTAGGCCATATCAGCACTTCCATCTGTTTAAGGCCGCCGCCTTGCGTGTTGGCTTGCCCTTTTCGTCTTTCATCGGCCCAGGCATGCCCGACATTCTGGCGCAAAATGAATCCTTGCGTGCGCCGCCTTGAGGCTGTGGTGCCTTCAGGTTGCTACCCGTTGCCGCATTGTATTTCGCCCGGCCCTTGGCTGTAAGCCCCGCACCCTTCTCAACAGGCAACTTCTCGCCGCGACCGACAGCAAGAGACACCCCGCCGCTCTTCATTTTTTTCTCAGAAAACATCTTCTCAACCATGCCCAGCCGTTGAGGCTTAGTTGTCACATCGTTGACGATTTTCAATCGCTCAGATTTGCTTTTGGACGGCTCATAAAAACCAGCTTTTTTCAAAGATTGAGCTACGCCGCCATCTTTCATTTTTTTGTCGGCCTTGACAAATTCTTTGCCGACCTTTTGGGGCACACCACCAAAGCCGCCTTTGGTGTGGGCGGCGGCTTGCATCAAACGATGTTGGGCTGGTGATTTGCTTGGCATGATTAGTCAGGGTTCTTAATGTAGATGCCTTCAAACTCAGCAGACACATTAGAAGCCCCTGCTGAAGCAACTGCCCTAATTTCAATGTCTGTTTTTTCAGAAAAGAAAATGGGTGTGTGAAAATCAATCACAAAATCTCCGTTACCGGCAGTGCGCACAGAACTTTGTATTCTAAACACACCATCAAGTGGGCGTTCAATCAACTGAAAGTTGGTCGATGCGTTTGCGGTTGAGTTTGCAGATGAGTAGTAAATTCCAGTCAAATAGAGGGTATAACCGGCTGGCACTGTCCAAAACGCCATCTGCGTTTGGTTTGCGGTAAGTGTAATCAT